ACCTATTCATAACAGGGAGATACTGCTTAATGACTTTAGTTTTAATACCTGTGTCTTTAAGCATTTCCCCAATAACTTCATTGTATGTTCTTTCTTCTACATACTCTAATTTCTTTTCTGTTATATCTTCTTTAGATTTTCTAGCACTATTTAACTCTTTCTTAGCCTTAGATACATCACCTGTGGCACTATTTAATTGTGTTATCTCTTTCTGAATACGATCTATTTCTTTTTGTAATACACTAATCTTTTCATTATTAGAATTAATCTTTGTTTGCTTTTGTCTAAGTTGATTCATTTTGTTTTGAATATCTTGTAACTTAGCTTGGGTATCTAGTATTTGTTTAGCTAATATTTGCTTATCCGATTGTATATCGGCGGCCGTTTTCTTAATATCATCTATCTTTTTATCTTTTAATTCTTGTTCTATATCTTGATCGCACGTTGGGCAATGATCGTTATCTTCATAGAACCTTGCTTGACTTACTAAATCTTTGATCTTTGATGTATACTGGAGGTCATGGGACCTAAAATTGGACATTTCATCAGTAGTGTTTTTTAGACGTTTATCCTCCTCTTTTACTAATGTCTCTAAATTCTCGCCGAGCTTTTTACTTTGCTCAAAGGTAGTTTTTATTTCCTCTTTGTGTACGCTTATAGAATCTCTTTTCTTTTCTATTTGGTCTTGGTTAAGGGATTGTAAATCTTTAATGTACTTACTTTGTCCTGTTATCTTTGTTTTAAGTAATTCTATCCTATGGTTAATATCAACTAACTCATCTTTTATTTTGGAGTTACGTTCTTTTAATAAGGTATTCATCTTGGAAAAGATATTAATATCTAATAAATCTTCTATAACGGATCTACGGGACCAGGCTGGTAATTGCATAAAAGGAATAAAAGAACTAGATCCTAATACAACCACTTGGTGGAATGATTTATGATTAAGCTTTAATATGTTTTGTTCTAAAAACTTTTGATAATCTCTAGCATTAGATGCTTGATTAATCATATTATTGTTTTGCCAAATCTCAAACCTGGCCGGTTTAATACCTCTAACAACTTTAAAGTCTTGACCACCAATAGCAAATTCTACTTCTACTAGGGTTTTCTTTCCATTAATAGAATTGATTAATTGGTTCTTGTTTATATCCCTATGTGGTTTATTAAACAAAGCAAAAGATAATGCATCTAATAAAGTAGATTTACCTGCTCCGTTTTGTCCTACGATTAATGTTGTTGGGGATTTGTCTAATAATATAGTAATTGGGTCGTTACCCGTTGACAGGAAATTCTGCCAACTACACGATTTAAATTGTATCATAATATCTCTAGGTTTTGTGCTTCAGTGTATAGTTTCCTTAACTCTACTTTTATATGATCTTTATCAAGATCGGTTTCTACTGCATCAACATACGAATCTAGAAGTTGTGTTGTATCTTCTAGGGATATTTTCTCGTCCTCGACGCTTTCTCCCAGATACTCTTCAAAAGATTCTGCAATCTTTAATTCATAAGTTTCTATGCTCTGTAATCTATCTATGAACTTATCGAACATATATAAATCATCTTTTTTAAGAACTATTAGCTTTAAGAAATGTTTTTCATATTGGCTAACATCTATATCATCATAATTTGTTTTACTATCATCATATATTATCTTTTTAAATATAGTAATAGGGTTACGCACGGCTCGATCTCGCGTGTCTCTGTATCTAGTATGTGAAAGTATTTTGGATCGTCTACATCTGCCCAGGTAAATTCCATTTGTGAACCTAAATAATGTACATTGTCTTGAGATGATTTAGTATGGAAATGCCCAGATAAAACCATTTCAAATCTTTTAAATACATCGGCACTCATACCGTGGGGATTAGGCATCCCTGCCATCATGTCGAATCCTTTCAATTCCAAATGCGCCCCAAGAATAGGAGCTTTGCATTGTAATGCCCATTTTGTATATTGTTCATAGTTAGCATTATTTATCCAGGGAATAACAGCAACTCCAAGTCCATCATAATCAAGTACAGTTGGTTCCATAACGATATTAACGTTTGATGTAAAATATCCGAGAAGTTCTTTGAGAGAACAGAGCTCGTTAGTGTTCTTGAAATATACATCATGATTTCCGGGTATAATATCCATAGTAATACCAGCATCACGCATCGGTTCCAGAAAGTGTTTACGATTAGCATTGAGCGCTTTAAAATTAACAAACTTTCTATGCTCATAGTAATCTCCTAAATGTAATATCTGTGTAATGTTATTTTCTTTTAAATAAGGAAAAAATATCTCCTCATAAAATCTTTCTTGATACTTTAGAAAAATATCGCTTGAGTTTCGGACACCGCAATGGGTATCATTTAATATTGCTATCTTCATATTATCCCATGAAAAGTTCTAATTTCTTTTCTTTCTTTTCTTTTTTTGCAAATTCTTTTATAGCTTCATCTTTCTTACGTACTACACCCATTCTTTGTTTTAAAGTGTCTACATAATTAAGTGTTTCTTGTGCTACTGTTCCATCCATACCCATATCAACAAAATCTTCTATACCCATCTTCTCAATGAATTTAAATTTAATCTCTTGTTGTTTCTTTTCCTTGGTTATCCTTCTGATAAAGGCATAGAAACATATTTGGGTAAAGTAAGAAAAAGCATTTGGATTACCTGTTCTAGTAGCTGTATCTATATTATAGTTGTTTATGGCTCTTAGGCAGTTTTCTACTGCATCCATAACCATTTCTTCCCTATAAGTATATCTAACAAAGTTAGGCCTATGTGATAGTCCTTCTGCAATCTTTATAAAGCACCGGGCAATATAATCTGTTACAACCGGAACCGTTTTATTCTTTTCTTTTGCTGCTGTAGCTGATTTTACATATTCTACAACTGCTAGTGAAAACTCTTTATTGTTAATATAATGAGCTTTATTCTTTTTTGTTGCCATTATTAATCTCCATAATTTAAGCATTAATGTACTATTATACCATAGTTTTAATGAAAAGTAAACCTTTAAATTTATTTTGATTTAGGGGTTTACAAATGCAAAAAAGTATGATATAATAATAGAGTCCCTTCGAGGGAAGAGGTACACTAATGAATTGTCCTCTTTTTCTTATCACCAAATAGTTTTCCCTCTTCATACAATTCATTCATTCGGTCATCGACCTCGGCTTCCATTTCGGCAATAAGCTCTTGGTTATTCTTTTCAATCTTTTTTATATTCTTTTTCATATCTACTACAAAGTCAAGGTAAGCTCTTTTCACATCCGGATCGATGCCAGTTGAATTAACTATATTAGAAAAAAGAATCTTATGTACTTTAGTATTAGAAAAAGGGAACCAAGGGCTAAACTGATAACCACCGAGTAAATTAGGATTAACCAGAACTGGTCTTTCAATTAGCCAATTATCTTTATTTTTTACTGATACAACAGCAATAATATCTTCACCGTTAGATAACTTAAAATGTCTTATATTTAAATCTTCCATATTATATATTTATCTCAAATAATTCGTAATCAAACTTTTCTTTTGAATATATTTTAATTCTTTCGGCCGCGTGCTCGAGCGTGTAATTCTTTTTGGCTTTCCAGTGTAAATCATCTGCTATATCAAATACCTGTGTATCTCTATTAGATTTTCTAAGCCCTCTTCCAATCGATTGTAATACACGTATCTGACTCTTAGAGGGCGAAGCAAATATTAAATTATGTAAGTTTCTTATATTTATACCTGTAGAGAATGTACCAAGAGAAGCTACAATAATAGCATTATCTTCTTTCTCTGTGATCGTACGCACGCTCTCGCGCGTGTCCACGTCCGTCTCGCCCGAGACATAAAATAACCTTCTATCCTTACCTTTTAATTTATCTGCTAATATACCATGTAAAGGTTTACCATGTTTCTCTACATAATTAAATAGTATTAAGGTATTACCTTCTTGGTCTATGGCTAAGTTAGATATAAAATTATTTCTTGGTGTATATCTTACAATAAAGTCTAATTCATCCTGGTATTTTAATTTGGATATTTCTTTACAGTGTTCTTCTTTATATTTTAATAATAACATCTTAATATCTAATTTGGCTAATTGGTCTGAATCCATTAAATCTTTTGTTGTTGTGACTTTATGTACTGGACCAAATAATCCTTCTAATACTAATTGGTGAGTTTGTGTTCCATCTAATGTACCTGTAGTTCCAATTCTATATTTAGCTTCTGTACATTTTTCCATTATAGCAGTTAATGATTTAGCTTTAAATTGGTGTGCTTCATCGCCAATAACCATACCATATGACTGAAACCATGTAGCGGGTTTTTTGTAAATAGATTGCCACGTGGATATAACTATTCTTTCAAATAGTTTTTGGCCTTTAGGTATACCACCATGTATTTTATTTGCGTATTCATCTATATGAAAATGTTCGTCTGTAGAACTATAATCAGCAAAGTCTGAATACATTTGTTCAACTAATGAGATAGTGGGAACAACAATTAATATCTTTTTACTTGGATCATTTTCTATAAACCATCTAGTGGCAAGATATATGATAAGGGATTTACCGGAAGCGGTCGGTGATAATAATAAGCTTTTTTCGTTTTGTAATGCATGTTCTAATGCATCTAATTGATAATCTCTTGGGGTAATAGGTACTTGGTTAGCAGTTAGAACTGGCGCACGACCAAAATCTAATGGTAGTTTTTCTGGCTCTACACTACCATACTGTGCGGAATCATTGGTTAGGACTTCGTATCCACGCTCTGCTGCAAATTGTTTTAGATACTTATATAAACCAACATATAAAGTTTTTTTACGCGTATCAAATAGGCGTATTTTTCCATCCCAATATTTGTTTCTATATGCCGGCATAAACTTATAACCAGGTACAAAGAAACAAAAATGTTCTGTTAATTCCATTTCTACGCTCGGGTCAGTTTCGATGTATAAAAACGTTTCGTTCTTTTTAGTGATTTTCAATTGGTCCATTACAATAATTCTTCTAATCTTTTTACAGTACTATTTATATCTGTACAAAGGTAATCATTTATATACCAATATATAAACTTTCTAGCACGATCGTTATCATGCCATTTTAAATCTCTAAGTAATGATTCCATGTGGGGTAATGTTTGGGCTTTAGCTGTGACCCAATGATATTCTGGCCAGCCGTATGATATAACTGGAACTTCATGCATTAAACATTCTATACCTGCTGTGCTATTATCTACAATAGCTATATAGGTTTTAGGTAATATATCATGAATACTAATATATCCATCTATAACTGTTATGCCATATTGAATCCATCCATCTACAATATCTTTTTGTTTACCTCTTAATTTCATAGAAGGATGTAATTTAACCACTGTATCAAATCCAGTAAACTTCTTCATAAATTCAACTATCATACAAAGCCTTTTCCAATGGTCACCAAAACCAAATCCATTTACTGTTTCATCGTCTGGCATTTGCCCTATAATTAACATGTGCTCATTAGGGATTTCTTGCTTTTCTTTACGCCATTTAAGTAATATAGAATCATCCCATTTATTAGCTTTCTTATCTATTAAATCTGTTATCTTACTCCAATCCATATTATTGTTTGGGTTTAAATAGGAATACATTGTTTCATATACGTAAGGATCTTCGTATGCTATTTCAGATGTGTTAGCATATCCATGTAAATCTAATGCAAAGTGTTTAGATGTGGGTGCAGTGGGTTTAACTATAATACGATGATTGCCAAAAGAGTGTATGTGATTATAAAAATTTATATCGGCAGATGCATGCTCCACCACTTCGCGATGACCTAATTGATTCATAGCACCACGAATAACATCATAGTATCTACCCATGTTATCGAATTTATGGTTATGGAATTTATATACCACTAGTGAACTTTCTCCATTCAATCATATTCTTAATAGTTTGATGTCTCCATTTAACACTTTCTAATATCTCTTTTAAAGCAGCTACTAGTTCTTCTGTGTATATCATTTTAGATTGATGTTCTTGTATGACTGGATCGGCATCATAATACTTATCCATGTCGGATTTAAGTACTGTTAGTCCATTTAGTGGATCGTAATCCCACCCAAGTTTATCTATTTCTTCTTGGGATAGTTTACCATTATAGTGATTGAACTTATCTCTTAATATAACTTTTAATTCGAGATCTAATTTCTTTAATTTAAGTTTATTAACTGTATATAGTTCTAAGTATTTGGAGTGTAATTTTGCTGTGGCCCTAGATGATTCATCGAGATTCATTTCGTCGATGGCACTATCTTTTTTCCACATTTCTAAGATCGTTTCAAGATTATTCATAATGTCTATTATACCACAGTTTACATAAAAAGTAAACCCTTTATTTATTTAGTAGCCGCTGCCACCTCCGCCGCTTCCAGTATTTGGTGGGGTTTGGGTCTCGCCAGCTATAGTAGAAAATTCAAACGAAGTATATTTAAGAACTAAGTCTGCCTGTAAGTATTCTATATCTGTACCCTGGGCATTAAATTCTACGGAACTTAACTGGATTGGAAATACATCGTAAAATCTTATTTCCTGATTAATATTATTATGTGAGCTATATACTAATAACGTAGCGTCATTCTTATAGTTCTTATCTGCATCTTTCTTTTGTACTAAGTTGTGCATCCAATTAAATGTTTCAATATAGTTTTCCATATTTTCGGTTATATTAAACCTAATAGAAAGATCTTCAAATCCCATTCTATCTCCTGCAAAAGCAAGGTTAACACCTCTATATGGAACTGCTGTATCTCCAGTAGTTATACCTGGTAAATTAACTGCGGTACAAAAGTATTCTAAATTAGGAAATTCAGTTGTGTCTATTTTAAATCCAAACCCAACTGGACTTAGAAAGTTTTTATTTGTTGTTAATGCCATACTATTATTTATATGAATTAAAAAGTTAGTATACAAAAAAAGAGGTGCCGAAGCACCCCTTTAGTCGAATTAGAATTAACTAATGATTTACACCATTATGTCGTCA